ACACCTGATGCTCCGTTCCAAGGCTCCGTTCTCTCTTCGTATTGAAGTCCTAATAGCTTAAGACCCATTACATATGCTTTCTCCCAATCTTTGCGGGAACCTTTATCATTCTCAATATCTGTACCTAAGTCGCTAATTAATGCAGCGAGTTTATCGGTGGGTACATCTTCTGCTAAATTTTTATAAAAATCGTCAGACTCGCCTTTCTCCATGTGGATATCTAGATCTCCGGCGTGGATGTCAACCGATTCAGGATCAACAATCTCAATCTCCATCGGCTCATCTACCTGGTCGTCACCAGCATTGTTATTGTCCGTATATAGCGCTTTATCTATATTAGTAGCCATTATTTGTCCTTTTAATAGTATGCGTGTTGTCTACGCCTGAAATGTACCGGGTCACCACGTTCGTCTGAATCCAGTTGAACAAACCCACCTTGTCTAAATCTCATGAGTGCTTGCGTCATCGTATCCACAAAGTCATCGTGCTCACCCACTGGAAACACAGCAACTTCTTCAATTACTTCTCTTGCCCACCTGGTATCTGGCGCCCACACAACTCCTGACGCAAACAAATCTGATACAGCGTTTAACCTGACCATCTTGTCATTGCCCCTGCTTGGCGTAGTTTCCTGAACATAGATACCCATTGCTCTGAGTTCTTGTATCAGCGGCGCTCCCGAAGCTTTCTTCTCCACAATAAACGCGTCAGGTTCCCAATTCTTGTAATGCTTGAGTGCAGACTGTTTTAATTCCGGAAACGCCATTCTATCCTTGAACGCGTCTAATAATATGATGTGCGGCTTCATCTTTTCTTCTTCATTGAAGAATACACCCCATGTTGTGCACGCTGAATAGTCGGCGCTGGTCTTGGCTTCATATGCTGTATCCCAAGACTGAATTACATAATCACACTGTGGTGGGTCTTCTTTATCCCAAATTCTCCAAGACTTTCTTGGAACGATGGCGGCTGTGTCCATCGTGGGTTGCTGCATGTACTGCGCGTTCCAAAACCTGGGATCAATCGAGGCTTTGGTGGTTTTTAAAACTTCTAGTTTCCACTGCTCGGGCCAAAGTGACTTCTCATCATCGGTGCCCTCATTTAATATGGCGGGAAGTTCTACCAATTCCCAAGGCAACGAATCTGGATTCTTAATCTGATAATCTAAAAGGCGTCCAGTCAAGTCAAGCATCGACCAACGCGTCATAATCACAATAATCGCACCGCCTGGCATCAAACGTTGTAACGGTCCAGTCTGAAACCAAGACCATGCAGTATCAAATGCTAGTCGTGAATTTGCTTTAACATCCTGCTCCGAGTGCGGATCGTCAATAACGAAAAGATCGGCACCCCTCCCAGCCAAAGCGCCGCCCACTCCAGCGGCATAGTACTGTCCACCGGCTGACGTAGACCATTTACCAGCCGCTTTTTGGTCATCTGCCACATTTGTTGCAGGGAAAACTTCATGATATTCCTCCGATTCAATTAAGTTACGAACACGCCTACCAAAATCTTCGGACAAACCCGCAGTGTGCGTGCCCATAATGATCTTTTTATCGGGGAATTTACCTAAAAAATAGGCTGGAAACAGGTAAGAACTGAACTCAGACTTGCCCATACGCGGCGCTATATTGATAATAACTCTGCGTTTCTTACCTTCAATCACGTCTGTAAATATCTTAGCAAGCTTCTTATGGTGCGGTCCAATCTTAAACCCTGGATATACCGCGCTTGCAAAACCTAACATCGAGTGCTCAGCGCTTGCAAGCCTGGCACGTTTTTCTCTGACTTCTAAATCTTCAAATAGCTCCATTTTGTCTTTCAAAGACATTTTGGGCAAAGCCTGCATCAGTGCTTGCAGTTCTGTTTTACTCAGCGTCGTCAGGTTTTGTAAGTTCATACTTGGCGCTGGTTGTTTCTACTATTAAAGTGTCTGGCTGTTGTTCAATATCCACAACATCGACGACTCCCATGAAGCGATTGAGCTTTTCTTTGATGCGTAATTCGAGTTCTGTATCGGATAATTCTTCCTTTTTGATCTCGATTTTCTCTGTAAATAGCCCAACTTCTGTGACTTTTCCGAGCAAAGTGAGTGCTTTTAGCCTAATATTGGCGTTGGAATTCTTGGTTTCTTCTATGATTTTAGCGACTGTATAGCCTCTAAGTTCTTTGGCTTGCTCGATAAACTCCCAATCATATGCCGTTAACATGCCAGTTAAGTGCCTTACAGCCTCTGGAGTTTTGATGGATACGATGGATTCTTTAGCTTCTGTGTCGTCTTGCGCTTTTAATAGCTTAACAAACGTTGTTCTGGCGCTGCGTTTTTCTACGGCGTCGTCAACTTCATCATCAGGTAGTGCGCCTAGTTCTTCTAGCCAACTTAAGGTTTTGGTTTGGGCGTCGATAACCTGCTGTGCGGGAACTTTATCCAGCTCAGTAAATCCCGACTTGGTGATGTCAGGTTCAAATTGCACCAATTCTTCAAACATTTGCGAAGTCCTAAAAACTTTCGATGTGCGTAGTATATAATACTTTTGAGTAATCGCGCAAGCGTTTGCTTCTCCTCTTGGCGGTTGCCGCCTTTTACCCCCTGATGTTTATTCGTCCGGGGGTTTTTTTTAATTTTTTATAAAATTTTTTATAAAATTTTTTGGGCTAGGTACTTAAGTATTACAGAATATTAATTTGCGCCTGAGGAATAGTGTTCGTGCGGAGGGTGTCATGGTTACCATGAAGGGTCTGGTGGGGGTATGGTGGGTCGCCGATATGCCGTAGCACAAAAATACATCGTTTATCAAATCTATAAATTGATTGAATAGTTATCAGAATGATAATGGATACATTGTCCATTGAATACGTTGAGCCGAGCCGATTGTTATTGATACCCTGAGAGCCGAGCCGATACCCTGAGAGCCGAGCCGATACCCTGAGAGCCGAGCCGATACTTAATTACCACAATTACAATACTGTAATTAAAATAGTTGATTGTCAATACTATTCCCTAGTAAGTTGTGGTATAGTTGAGGTTCGGTTAGTAATTCAGTTAAACATTAATTCAATTCAGGAGAATCTCATCATGACTACAGTAACTACACTCAAACCTACAATGCTCGGCAATACTCACGTAGAAGCCGTTTTTGCTATATTTACAGAAGCCGATAATTCAGACTATAAATTCGCGGATCAATTACTTGCTCAAGGTATTGGATGCCGTGAAGATGCCCGTGACCTAGTAAAACAATGGTGTGCTATTGCATATCCTGATAGTGTGCAACGTGATGACAATGGTAACCATAAACTCGATAAAAATGGTGCGCCACGTATCATGCAAAATTCGGCAGGTATTCAGGCTATTACACGTGTACTTAATAAATGTTTCCCCACACCCAAAAAGATTAAAGCCGAGCCGAGCGAAGCCGTAAAAATTGAGGAAAGCGAAGCCGAGCCGAGCGAAGCCGATTCTCGCAATAAAGCCGATAAGGTATTTAAACTGTTAGTTGAATTCGAAAAACTAAGCAAAGCCGAACAGGCTCGTTTTATGACGGCTTTGAAATTGGATGTATGAGATTTTCAGGAGAGCCGAGCGGGAGACGTTCCCGCGCGGTTTAATTAAGTGTCAATAGTATGGACACATTGTCCATAAAATCAAAATCAGGAAATAGCAAAATGAAAAAGTATCATCTCACTTTAAAATCATCAAACGTAAAAACGGGAGATATCCCCGTATCAACTAGTCCGAAAAATAATTGCCCTCCTACGTGTGGCATGTTCAATAATGGATGCTATGGGGACAATCACGGGATTAATTTCCATTGGAAAAAAGTTTCAAGTGGTGAGCGAGGGTTAAACTGGTCAGAGTTTATCGCTCTAATTCAAGGCATCGCTGAGGGTTCAATTTGGCGTCACAATCAAGTCGGCGATCTCGAGGGCTTCTCGGATAATGACGAAGCGATTGATCCCGTAAAACTGTATGACCTAGTTGAAGCGAACACGGGAAAACGAGGGTTCACGTACACCCATAAAACTAACCTAAAAGAAAATCACCAATGGATCAAACTCGCCAATCAAAAAGGGTTCACCATAAATTTGAGCGGAGATAATCTAGCCCATGCAGATGATTTGTACGAACTAGGCATTGCTCCTGTTGTCACAATATTACCGAGCGATGCACCAAAAAAGCTGACGACACCAAAAGGGCATACTGTTGTAACGTGTCCACAATCCTACACAGACGGGCTGACATGTAAAGAATGCAAATTGTGTGCGGTATCCGAGCGAACCACAATTATAGGTTTTCCCGCTCACGGCTCGGGCTACAAAAAAGTCAATAAAGTGTTCGAGATCAAAGCCGTTTAATCAACCCAAAAAGTATGGACACATTGTCCATACTTTAAACCACAGGAAAACCCATGAGATACCTATTCCATATCCTCGCAATCATTTGGTGCATCGTCACAATTGTCGCAACTTACTTTAAACTTTAAGGAGAAACACAATGAGCAAGACTTACTCAAACAAACACGCCTATTCTCAACGGGTGTCAGCACCCATGCAACAAACACGCAACAAACGTGAAGCACTTCAACGTGCACAAAACAACGAGCTAAAAGCCATAAGCCGAGCCGACTACAAACTACCCATAAAGGGCAATCGATGAACTTCTCCACAACACGTTACCAAATAGTCATTTTTGGGGCTGTCCACTCCATTGGATTTGCGGACAAACAGGTGGGCACGTGAAAACACGCATGGATACTAGCGTAAACACACTCTTATATATAATTAACTATTAAAAAGGTATATATATAAAGGATAATCTGTGTTTATAAATTCAAACAAGGAGAGATTTTATGCTTTTGCCAAACGTGTATGCTCAGAATGGTGGGACGTATACTCGAACACCTGTTTACACTAGCAACCATGCGGAAAAACACCTGCCCACTATACTGTCCACTAATGCAAGGGAGTGGACTATTTTGAAAAACTGTAACCTTTATTACTAAGAAAGAGAGCGCAAAATGTCAGAATTGTCCACCAAATTTAGCAAACGCTGTAAAAAGTGTGGCGAGGAGCGAGAAATTTCCTTGTTCAAATACAAACTAACCAAGGCTCAAGCAAGGGCGCAAGGGTATGCGGGTAACTTTCTCGTTGAACTCGAGGGCAAGACTTGTAACCTATGTAAGCGCAAACCTAAGCCGTTGGTCAAGAAAACCAAGGCAGAACTCATGCGTATGGTAGATAACGGCGATCTCTCAAGCATTGTGTTTGATACGCTCATCAAGGAGCGACAGGAGAAAGCGCAGTACAACAGATCACAGGCAATGCACAGGTACTACGCAACGCAACGGGCAGAGCAATGGTTCACCTATCTTATTGAACTACGCAAAGAGATCAGGTTAGTGACAAACGCTATCTATAGTGCCGACAAACGGGACGATCACGACAGTAAGGCATTCAATACGTACTACCTAACTGTTCTGCGTGGGGTACAAGCGGGGTTTGCTTTGATCGAGCATATGGACGTACCCAATGTGCCGTGGATAACGTACGCTAAGCGGGAGTTCACGCACCCAAGGAACAACTTAGTGGGCAACCTTAAAACATTAAAGGAGAAGTGGGACAACCTACCAATGGGCAAACGCATGAAGATGAGACAACCAACAATTTTGTTTAAATAAAGGAGTAATGATGCTAAATAAAAAACTAATCCCGCTCAAAGAGCGTATCTTTCACGCAACAATAAATCTGCTAATGACTGTAGTGTTTCTCACTATGTGTATAATAGGAATCTTACGGCATCTATAACGGGTGTCGTTCGCATGGACAAACTGTCCATAATTTTTAATCAACTTGAAACTCAGGAGAAAAACCATGAATGAACTATTACTTGCAATCTTTAAAGACATCGACACGCACATCAATGCAATAGTCGATAAACGTGTGGCAGAGATCATGCAGAACCACAAAACTGTCGCAACAATCAACGAGGACTTCGAAGACAAGATAAGAAGCATATGCAAAATTCTGCTCGACAGTCATGAAGATAACTCGTGCCACTTTGATCGTGACGAAATTGTAGAGATGGCATATGGTGCGGTGGACGACTACGACTTCACCGACAGACTGAACGAGCACGACTTCAGCGACACCATTGCAGACTTATTAGATAGCAAACTCGATGACAATTTAGATGATGCTATCGCACAAAAACTCAACGACACCAAGTTTGTGATTACTGGTGGCACTATTACAACCGAAGTTTAAGGAGAAACACTATGGGATACAGATCAGATGTAGCGGGTATTATCAAATTCAAATCAATCGAGGACAGGGAGAAGTTCGTAATTCTCGTCAAGGCGCGAAACGATAAGATGGCGGAGCAGAATTTTGGTGACATAGGGTTTGCCGAGTGGACGTGGGACACCGAGGAAGCACCGCACAAAGAAGACCCGATCATGACGTTTGAATATAGCGATGTGAAGTGGTACGAGACCTTTGATGATGTGGTGTGCCACTACGACCTATGCAGATATGCTGAGGAAACATTCGAGGCTGAGTGGGCGATTGTTGCGGTGGGTGAGGATGGGCAAGAATCCGATTGGACAAGTGAGAACTATTCAGGGGACTTGATAGGCGAGTACATCTACACAGTCCACACACTCAATACAAACTTTTAACAGGAGGGCTAAACATGTATAACACAAACATCAGAAATATCGACATGCTCAACAACTATGCGAAAGCGAAAGAGTTTTTTAAACGCAAAGCGTTACCAACGTGGCGCAAGAAAAAGATATGGGAGGACAATGAGCGCCCACTATGGGGCAAGTATCAACACCATTACCGCATCGTTGAGGTGGATAAAGGGTACGAGTTGCACTTATACAATCAGATCATGGCGAGGTATCATCACCCCAATGCGAACGGGTTGGAACTGCGCCAGTACAGAGAGAGCAACAGTATGACTGATAAACATTTCATGGACTATGTAGTAGGTGTTGCGCCCAATCAAACTTTTCGTACAACAACAGGTGAAATGGCACTCGTGCCTGTACGGGGACAACTTGAGGACACCGAGCTTTTATTTGATAAGAACAACAGTTTGGTTGTTAGTGGCTCGAAGCATACGCAGTTGTATCGCAAGGTCTCGTTGAAGGAGGACAGAGAGCGCAACAAAGAAGTGCGGGACTTCTTTAAACCATTCATTACAGTATGCATGTTCAGGATGCCTGAGTATTTAGAGAGGTTTCTGTATGATCGTGAAAAAGCAGTCCCGTTTGGTTATGGCGCAGGGGTAACGTATAGTGAGCGCAATGAGTTGCGTGACTTCTACAATTGTCCCGACTCCGATACAGTAAGAGACAGGGCAGTTGATACGCTCATTCATCATAGTGCACAACAAGCGTATGACAGTATCACATGCAGACGTATTCATGCTAGATTGCAATGGAAAGCTACTACGTTTAGTCGTGAACATCAGATCGAGATGCTGACCAGTAACAACGAGCTAGTGACAGAAAAGGAATTGGAAAAGGCATTGCTTGATCGCATGGTGCGAATTGTTGGTAAGTGTGTGACAGGAAACGAATTGATACCTAAGTTCTGCACCCCTAAAGAGTTCCCATACTCCAACAATCATGTGTTGTAAAAATGTCAAAGGTTAGACAATCTGTGGTATACTATGGTTTCGGTCAGTAATTTTATTAATCAACAGGAGAACGCAAATGAGAAACTTTTTATCTTTCAAACAAGTGCAATCGTTAGTAGCAACTGTCGGACACAAGCGTACAGTTATCGTAGAGGGTGAGAATGGCATTGGTAAGACTGCACTATTCCATGCGCTCAAATCTTTACCTCAGTTCGCCAATCACATTGCAGTCGATCCTATTGATTGCACTCAGCTATCCGATGGTAGCGTGTGGATGCCTGACCTTGATCGTGAAAGCGGTGTCTCACGTGAGTTACCCAATGAACGCTTCGGTGTATCTAAGTTCAATCAAAAGGGTATCAATGGTGCGAAGCCGATACTGATTGCGCTCGATGAGATTGCTAAAGCACCGCAGTTTATTAAGAACGTACTCGCACCGATCATCTACGAGAGACGTGTTGGTAACTATCATTTGCCCGAGGGTAGTGTGGTTGTATGCTTCACCAACCTTGCAGTTGAGGGACTAGGCGATTCTATTCAGGCACACTTGCGTAATCGTTTGACGTTCGTCAAGATGCGTAAACCTACAGTAGATGAGTGGATCAATGACTATGCGGTATCAGCGGGTGTCAATCCAAATGTGTTGGCATTCGTGCACAACTTCCCAATGGTGTTCGATTCGTTTTTAGATTATGAGAAAGGTGGTAAATATGAGGGTAAAGATCTCTCTCGTGACAATGGTTATATTTTTAATCCTAGAAGTACTGCGGTTGCCTATGCTACTCCTCGCTCTCTTGTTGCGTCTAGTGATATTCTTAATGCGGGAGATGGGGTACTGGACGATGACACTCTTGAGTCTGCTCTTGTGGGGACTGTTGGTGCAACTACTGCTGAGGCTCTAGGTTCATTCATTAGATTCGGACGAGACATTTGCTCACTTGATCGTGTGATTGCTGACCCTGAGAACGCACCGCTATCTGACAATCCGACCGCTCAGTTGGTGCAAGTGTTCCAGTTCGTATCACGTGTTGATAAGCGTGAGGATGCCGAACAAGTTGTTAAGTATGTGTGGAGGATGAAAGCTGAGATGCAGTCTATCTTTGTAAATACTGTAGCGCAGTCCCAACGTGTGGCAGTCTATGCCACGCTGACTGAGTTCGGTAACATGTTGAGTGCACACAAAATCTTTTTTAGTACCAAGTAAACACGGGAGGAACTATGAGCTTTGATAAATTAACACCACAACAAAAAGTGCAGAAAGCTAATATCGACTGTATGCGACATCCCAAGTTCGCATTGTTATCAGGTGTGATCTGCATGGGTAAGTCTGAAGTGCGTGATGATGTACCAACTGCAATGGCTGACGGCAAGAACAAGTTCTATGGGACTGAGTTCATATCTGACTTCACGCTTAAGCAGTTGCGGTATTTGGTATTGCATGAGAACTTCCACATTGCGCTGAAGCATTGCGTGTTGCCGATGTATCACGAGTTGCAAAAGAAGTTTGGGAAGCCTATCAATAACATTGCAATGGACTACTGTGTTAACAGTTTGATTGAAGAGATCGATCCTGACTTCAAGTTTGTTGAACGTCCGACTAAGGTAGCTCCACTCGTGGATGATAACTTCAAGGGTATGTCTTACACGCAGATACTGCAAGAGCTACTCAAGAATGCTAAGTTTGTTGACGTGCAAACACTTGATGAACACGGGGACTTTGAGGAGGGTGAGGGCGATGCCCAAGGCGATGGTGGGAAAACTGAGCTTATTCGTCAGATCGATGATGCCAATCGTCAAGGCGAGATGCTAGTGCGTAAGATGGCGGGGGATGGTGCGGGTGGTCGTGACATTCTTGAGACTGCACGTGAACGTCAGACAGATTGGAGAGAAGCATTACGTGAGTTCATTCAGACCATCTCAACAGGTGATGAGAACTCTAGGTTCTGTCCTCCCAACAAACGTATGTTGGCAAGTGGGTTCGTGATGCCGTCTCACTTTACTGAGTCGATGGGTGAGTTGATCATTGCGTGTGACACATCAGGTTCAATGCATCCTTACTACAGTCTTGTGTTCGGTGAGATTGCTAAGATATGCGCTGACGTTAAGCCCGAGTCTGTACGTGTAGTATGGTGGGATACAGAGGTGTGCGGTGATCAGGAGTTCAAACCCCATGAGTACGATAACATTGCAACGCTGATGTCTCCCAAGGGCGGTGGCGGTACAACACCAACATGTGTGACTGAGTACATTGCAGAGAACAAGATCAATACCAATGCGCTCTTATGGTTGTCTGATG